TTTGCTATTGCTTTGCTTAGTTTTTTCATTCCACCTTTTATATACATTATATCTCCTTTATTAATTATCCACCTTAGCGCCAGCTCTCCATTGATAACAACTCCAGTATCTTGCTTTCCATTTAGGACCTGGGTTAGCACAATTGTGTCTCGCTCTAAAATTCTTTCTTCTATTAGGGTCGTCTCTTTTTATTTCCATATTCGGATCACCAAATCCAACCTTAACTACATTACCCTTTTCATTTTTTACATATACGTAAAACTTCTTTTTACCATCACTTGATCTGGTAGGGTTATTTAATTTTACTTTTTTACCTTGATGTTCGGCTTCTTCTACCACAAGGTCATCATATTTCATATTTTCACAAATAGAATCAATTTCTTCTACTTTGTTTTCGTACTGTTTAAATGTTTTCATTTCTAACCTTATTTATTATTGTGTTTGCTATCTCTTCCGGTTCTCCACCTTCAGCTTTTATTTCTATGAACCCTTGTTTGTCTCTATAATAATCAATTACAGGACCGGTTTCTTTCTTATATAAAGATATTCTATTCTTTATAATTTCTGGTTTATCATCAGCCCGACCTCTAGCAGTCAGTCTTCTAATAACTTCTTTTTCACTTACATTTAGAAAGACCACATTGTTTATGCTAATCTTTTTGTGTTGTAAATCTCTTACTTGTTGCATGTATCTAGGAAAGCCATCAAATACAAAACCACCTTTTGCCTCTGCAACAGCCTTGAATACTAGTTCTAAAACAATATCATTAGGTGCAAAACCACCTTTACCTAGATCAGATAATCTATTTGCAATATCGCCACCTTTGGCCTTTTCTGCTCTTAATAGATCACCAGGATAGATATGTTTTATGTTAAATTCTTTTACTAAAAATTTTGCATAAGTGGATTTACCTGAACCAGGACCACCAATTAAAACAATCTTTGGTTGTTCAACTGCATAAACATATTTGTTATCTACCTCTGTAACGTACTGTTTAAATGTTTTCATTATCCTTTTACCCAATCTTTAGCAATAGTAAAGTTTGCTCTACTAAATTCTAATCTGTCTACTAATTTAATTGCACCAGCAGCTCTACTTACTGCAACATAACCCTCTGGATTAGTTACTCTGTAACCACTTGATGTTCTAATAAAATGTCCGATACTTTGTATTTGAGATAGTTTTTGTATTAGAAAGTTCTTTGCATTACCTAAACTTACGTGAGAAGCTATAGTAAAATATAATGCTTGTTCATTTCTATCTATAAATTTTAAATTAGTATCTAATATATCTCTATACTTTTGTTTACCTTTTTCTGTTTTTCTATTTGCTATTTCTTCCGTTAAAATATTCTCGTAGTAATCTCTAAACATTTTTTGCAATTGTTTAACCTTACCCATATGACCTTGTGTGTTTCTAATATAGTGATTAAAGAAAGCCTTTAGTCTGAAACCAACTGATAAAGAATCATTTGATCTTGACATTTCATTTAATATAGTAGACGCTTTACCTAAAGAGCCTTCAGCCATTCTAATAAGACCATCAAATCTAGATAGTTCTCCTTTAGTAAACGTTGATGAACCAGATGTATCTGTATACCCAGCACTTGCTAAAAATACTGCCGATGATCCTGATCTACCAGATATTGTACCAAAGCCAGCGCCTAAACTTTTCATATCTTTACCTGTATAACTTGTATGAAATACTATTCCCATTCTTGCTCTTCTAATTTTTTTACCTAGAGTAGAGTTTACTGGTGTTGCATATGTAATTGTGTTTGGTGTGAAAGTTATCATGGCTTCGCCATCTATATTTTGTATTTTAGTATCATTTGTAAAGAGTAAATCTCCTTGGTAGATACCTGTAATTCTTAATTTTTTTAATTCTCTTAAACAAACGTTTAGTTTATCTGCAACAGGTCCACTATGATTACTTCTAATATCGCCTGGTGTATAATTGATTTTTGGAGTTGCGTTGAATACAGATTTAGTACCAACAAAGAATTTACCGTTTTCTGGATTAACACCACACACAATAGCAGGCGCACCATCCCATTTGACAGACATATTTACTTTGGCACCAGATGACCCTACCAACATGTTTCTAATTGATTTTAGAAACTTTATAGCATTATCGCCACCTCTTGAACCTCTATTAATTATATCGTCTTCTAGATGTTCTAAATGTGTATTCTTTTCTTTAGTTATGAAACCTTTAAAATTAAACATTTTTCTCTCATTTTATCCATAAATTAATTCACTTTCTCATTCAATATATCAAGTACTTATATTTATACTAATATAACTTGCCAAATGGGCCAAATTGTTGACCTCTTTTCTCTGCTAAAAATACCATATCTGTCAACATTCTGTCTCTTTTTACTGGCGATATAGAGTATATACAGTATAAAAAATCTAGTTCCATTAGTTTAGTATGTGATACACCATTTTTTAGGTCAACACTATTGTACGATTTTAACATACTATCAATAAATTTATTGTCTGAAATACCCGTATCTGTTTTTCTATTTACTAAATTAAATCGTTTTTGGTATACCGATTTTACCTTATCAAAGGCACCTAATGTTTTAGGATATAGGTTATGATTGTTTACAAAGAACAAACTTTTATTATCTCCTATACCATATTCTTTTAATAGTTTTGCTAATAAATCTACAGGTACTTTACCTATACGAGCTGCGCCAGCACCTTTAAATTTACCATCAAATTTTAAATTCTGATTAAAACCTTTTCCGTTTTGTCTTATCTGAAATTCGCATACATCATTAGAAGATTTAATATCTATTCTCATATCAGCAGACATTAAAGTTTTATCTGACTTGTTACCCATTTTCATAACTGATCTATCTAACTTCATTACAAACTTTGCGTCTTTCATCAATGCATTTTTAGTATTGACTTCTTCATATCTTGCAACCTTGCCTGATACTTTCTTTAATGATATGCCTGCTAACTTATGTTTTGAATATAATATTTTCATTACATCATTTAGTTTAGATATAGATACAGACTTTCCTTCCATTGCCTTATTAATAGTTTGTTTTACATTATTTTCGTTTGATATTAACCATATGTCGGCAGGGTTCCAACTATCTTTTTTTGAAATCTTAAACTTATCTCTTATTAAGTTAGAAATATAATCCATAAAACCACCGTCTCTGTTATATTCTGTAAATGTTTTACCTCTAAAAACTTCTAATATTTTTTTCTGTTGTGCAAAGAAATTATTTAACCATTCATCTTCCATTACGTCTGGATATATGGCCACTAAATCTTTATACTTCGGGTCTTTAGATATATCTTCAGGACATGTATATCTAATTTTATCTTTTAATGCTCTTCTTATAATCCATAGTGAGGCATTTTCTTGTTTTGCTGTGACTTGTGCGTCTAATTGTTTTACTGACTTCTTACCTGTTTCTATAAATCTTATTTTGTATTCTTTTAATACAAAGTCAGCAGATTTTTTAGCACCATTCTTAACTACTGCCTGATACTTTTTATCTATAGTAGGCAATACTCTTTTTAGATTGTCTGGCGACATCTTTATAATGTATGTTTTTGATTTAGTTACTGGAGAATCATCACCATAATAGGCGCCCTCTACCATTAACTTTAATAGAGAAGTAAACTCACTCTTTAAGTTTGAGGGTACGTGTTGTAATAACTTTGATACTGTTGCTATATTGTATGCCATAACTTTCTTATACCATATTTATAAGAAAGAGGCAAGTAAATTATATGTTGTTGCACCATAGAAATTTAGGAATACCACCGTTCATCTCCCAAACTCTATTTTTATTCTGAAATTTTACTAATTTATCTGCGTCTTCCTCAAAGAAATATGTACCTATTATATTATTTGTAGGTTTTTCTTTTACTTGCCAAATAATCTTACGACCTTTCTTAACCATCTTTTTAGAATAGTGTAGTTTATCGTAGTCTTTATCAGCCTTTGGTCTTCTATCAGATTTACTAAATCTTACTTTTTGTGTCTTAGCCATTATACTTTAAAATCTGAAAACTTATCATAAGGATTTACTTCCTTTTTCGTTTCAGTTCCTTT